GTCACTGGTGATATAAAAATTACCATACCTGTTCAAACTGCAAACGACTCTACGTTTATTATGCTTGAATGCATAAAAAGGTATTCTTCGTTAAGCTAATGGCTAGAAAAAGAGACAAACAGCCGCCAAAGACTAAAAAGTATTTTCGCTCTACTAAAAGTGGAGCGGGAATGACGGCGGCTGGTGTTGCAAAATATAGAAGAGATAATCCAGGTTCTAAATTAAAAACTGCTGTGACAGGAAAAGTCAAGCCTGGATCAAAAGACGCAAAGCGTCGTAAATCATTTTGTGCTAGAAGCGCAGGACAAATGAAAAAATTTCCTAAAGCAGCTAAAGATCCAAACTCTAGGCTTAGACAAGCTAGGAGACGTTGGAAGTGTTAAAAGTTTTATTATTTATTACAATTTTATTATTTTCAAAAAATTTGTATTCCGAAACGAACACGGTCAGCAGC